CATGTCAGCCTCCGATGCTCACTTCAAGGGTCAATCCGACGATGGTGAGAGGAAGTGGGTCAGACTGGCGCACATAGATGCGCCCCGCCTGCTGCCACGTCGGCGTGAGCTTGACACTGATTTCATCCGTCTTGAGCGCAGGCGGCGAACCGTATGGCTCCGTGGTTCGCTGCTTGGCCTCGACAAGGTTGTCAGCGTTCGGGCCGACGAAGATTCCGCTTGAGCGGTACACGCGCAGAAATGCCTCGTTGACGTTCTTTGCACGCCCCTGGCCGAACGCCTCCATCTGGAGTGCCATCGGGAGCGTCTCAAGATCGCTGACGTAGGGAAGGCCCACATGCACGACCGTGCTTGCGCGCTGCAACACGGCCACTCCGCCAGTTACCGTCACCTGCGGCATCACGGCACCGTCCGCAAGGATGCTGACGGTCTTGCCCTCGAGGTGCGTCAGGCCAGCCACCGTGTCGCGTGCGAACGACCATACGGCCGTCGCCACGCCACGCAGCGCCACGGGCAGCAGGATGTCTGTCTGAGCCTTGATGACCGTCGTGGAAGTTCCGGACAGGATCGTCAGGCGGTAGGTGTTCCCGTTCGCATCGGTCAGGACGATGGCATCGCCAACGTCCGTGCTGATCGGCGACTGGAAGATGGGGCTGCTCGCCGTAATCGTCAGCTCGTCGTCCGGACCCCAGGTCGTGCCGCCAGTCACCGTCACCGTGGTCGCAGTCGTGTTCGTGCCGTTAAACGTCAAGCCACTATCCACGAAGAAGCAGTCCTTCAGCTCGCCGATCTGCCGGCTGGCGAACCGTTCGACGTACCGCTTCGTCACCCCGCCGATGGTTCGCTTGACGATGACGTACAGACGGTCCTCGGCACCCTCGGCAACGGCAGCGCACGTCTCAAAGTCGCCGTCCGTTTCGTGCTGGTGCCATGCGCCGATCTGCTGCTCCGGGATGTATGTCAGTCCGAGCATGCTGCCCGTGCTCGAGATGAACCACAGCAGCGGCTGCGGAGCCTTGCTGTAGCACATGTCCGTGATATCGAAGTTGTCGAACAGGTGCGTGGACCTGATCGACAGGTCGCCAGTCACAAACCCGCTTGCCTGCCACGAATAGCCAAGCTCGCGCACGTGGCCGTCACGCGCAGAACAATACACCACCGTGTTGTTCACGATGGACGGCTGCACGTTGTTGGCACCGACGTATGACTGCGGACGCACCGAGATGGTGGTCGGCGAGATCACGTCGCTGTTCACCGGGCTGATGCGCCACTCGGCGGCGCTCGTCAGCGCGAGCAGCTGCGTCAACGGGACAAGGTGGCGGATCGTGTTGGCTTCCCGTGCGGCGACGCGGAAGTTAATCCGGTCTGTGTCCTGCAACGGGATGTGAAAGGACATGTCGCTCTCAGTGCCAGTGCGCGTCATCCACAGCGTCTGCGGAGAGTTGGTCGTGCCAGCGAACACGCGGCGCTGCTCAAAGTAACTGACTGCTCCGGGGTAATTGCCACTCGAATTGAACACCACCTCAAGGATCGGCGGCGTGATGCCGAGATCCGGGGCGATGTTGTTGTCCCTGAACGACGTGGTGTCGCTCTGACCGATCAGACCATACAGTCCGTTCTGACGCTTGTAGATGTTGTAGCGAGAAGCGCCAGAAACGGCCGACCACGAAATCGTGTTGCTTGAACCCTGCGCGTTGAGGTTGTTGATGACGTTCGCCGACGAGCTTGGTGCGCTCTCGTCGATACCGCCCGCCGCAAGTGCGGTCACAACGTAGTAACTGTCGAAATCCAGCGCCTTGTCACCGAACTGCACGAACCCGCCGCTCGTCCACGACACCAGCGCGGTGGTGTCCAACGGGACGCCAGTGTCGTAGCCCCTGAGCGACAGCGTATTCAGCGCTGGCGCATCGTTGACCGTGTAGAAACCATCCGTGAACGTGCCAGTGTTCCACGTGCCGCCGTCCACGTAGACAGGGTCGCCGATATTCAGTCCGTGGTTCCCGACGGTAGTCGCTACGCCAGGGTTGGCGGCCGTGAACGCCGTAATGTTGATCGACTCTCCGCGGTTTGCCGTGGCCGTCAACCCAGTGGGAGTTGCCACGCTCGAGGAGAACGAAATCGTCGTGAGCGTCCACGTGGTCGCCCCCAGCCGGCGCAGCTCACGCGGTGCGTAGTTCGGGTGTACGAGCGTCAGCACGTCGGCAGACTGCACGTAGTGGATGTCGAACAGGTCGGCCTCGGCGTAGGGATTCGGGATCTCGTAGATCCCCGCCGGCAGCGGGTACCAGTACGTTGCGTTCGGCGGCGCGTTGCCCGTAGTTGCAGCGATGCAGTAGTAGTTCACGCCTCCGGACGAAACGAGAGCGCCGACCGTGTACGGTGTCGCTCCGTTGTATGCGGCAGGCGTACCAGGCCCGAGCGTCGCGCCCTGCGTGTGGAACCGGAAGTACCCCGCGCCAAGCTCAAGCACAAGCGTCTGCGTGGTGCTGAACGTGAACGGAAGCAGGCGCGTGCGCTTCGTGCTGTCCTTCACCTCGCGCACGAATGCAGTGCCTGGTCGGTTCTCTGCCGGACCCTGCGGAAGCGCGATGAAGTTCAGCAACTTCGCTGCGCCAGTCTGGAACTTCACGTCATCAATCCGGCCCCACATTTCCGGCGACACTTCGCCGCCAGCAAATGACCGCGTGTAGGTTCGGGTGAGCGCCATGTCAGCGTCCAGAGATCCAGGAGGTGATGTGACCGGGCTTCACGTCGCGCTGGCTTGCGTCGGATGCGCGTGCCTGTCCGAGGTAGATGGCGACCATCTGCAGGCATCGCTGCCCCTGACGTGCGCCCTCTTCACCCTTAACGACCGGGCCAGCAAGGAACGACGCGAGCTGCCACGACAATGCGATGGTGAACAGCGGGTCGAACTTGGTCGGATCGCTCACAAGCGCCTGATAGCGCAGGAGCGCGGTTTCCTGGTTCGTGTAGATGATCTTGTTCCCGAGCGTGTCCGTTTCGATCACGTATTCCTGCGGCACGTACACGCCGGCGGTCGTGATGGGCGGGTTCGTCCATCCGAAACCGTAGCGGTCGGCGGGATACGCACGCACCGTGTAATCGTTCTCTGCCTCGGGCGGCAGCACGGCCACGGCGGTCATCATGTCGCCAGGGCATGCGTATGCGTATTTCCACATGGTGTACGGCATCGTCACCTGCGCGAGGCTGACGCGCCGCGATGCGAACGACCACGTATGCATCTGGAGAAGCATGTCACGTGCGACCGGATAGAACCGGGCGCAGTGCTCTGCCTGTGCTGATCCCTCCGGCGGATCAATGCTTGCGACGGTGGCGTCGTCGCCGAGGTGCGCGAGGGCAAGGTTGCAGATCTCAACGACCGAAGCCATGTAAGCCTCCCGTAGGACGGGAGGGGCGCCGTGGTTTCCCGCCGACGCCCCTCCCTGTTCACTAACTTGTTACAAGCTCACTCCGATGTTTCGGTCACAGTGTTTCGAGGCTTCCGCACCTTGCGAGCGTGCTGATCTTCCTCTGGCTTCTGCTCGGGAACATCCAGGTATTCCAGATTTCCGTTAAACGGACCGTTGTACTGGAAGACATCGCCTTCGTTGCGATAATGGTTGTCCACGAAACAGACGACTTTTGCCTTGACCTTTGCCATCGAAGTCTCCTATCAGGTCACCGAGAACCCAGAGGCGTAGAACTTGCGGCCGTCCTGGATGTCCAGGACGACGTAAGCGCACACGCTGCCGGTGGTCGGGGTGCTTCCGACCGTGGTGTATCGAGCGCCGATGTACCGCTGTCCGGTAGACAGGAGCTGCGGATTGAATCGCACAGAGAACTGCGCGTTTGCGCCGAGGTTTGCCTGAAGAACGGGTCCAGAGGAACCGATCACAGTCACGCCGGTCGAAAGAGCAGCGTTCGTTGCGCCAATGATCTCGAACGTCAGCGAGGTCAGGGCGTCGTACGCCGCAACGCACGTGAAGTTCATAGTCAGGTCCGTGCCTTCGCCGATGTCACGGGCGACCGAAAGGTCAATCGTGTCGGTCGAAAGAACGGGAGTACCGGAAACAGGACGCGCCGCCTGTCCGGTAGCGACACCAGTCGCAGGGATGGTTCCAGACACAACGAGGAGATTATCAAGAATCATGGTGAGTTCCTTCTTTCTTGTTGATGGGAGCTATCAGCTCACCACGGCTTCGGTGTTGATGATCGCGTCAACCTTGCGGCACGGAACGCCCTGGAAAGTCAGCCAGCTGTACGGCGTGCCGAACTGCGAGAGACCGTCGTTGACCTTCAGGACTGCCTGGCTCTTATCAAGCGCAGCAATCGCAAGACCGCTGTGGACGGTGCGGTTCATGTAGAACGCGGCGCGACCCATCGCCATGTTCGGGATGCGATACAGAGCACGGCTCATCATCTTGATGATGGCAGTGGATACGCCTGCAGCCTGAGTGTTGTCCTGACTCATCAGGTGGGTCGTGTTGATGTTGCAGATTCGCACGACGTAGCGCCAGTCCTTCACGACCAGACCGTTCTTCCACTGGTAACGGGTGGCGTAAGCCTGGAGACGGTTGTTGCCGTCATACACGGTCTGCTCGCCGAGATCCTCGTGCATGAGGCCAGCGGTCGAACCCTTCGGGAACGGGCAGTAGACGGTGTTGTCACCCCAAACCACCAACTAGATCGAAGTGTTCACGGTCGCATCAGAACCACCAGCAGACAGGATGTTCTGCGAGTTGTTCGGAGAACTAGCACCAATGTCAGAGTAACGCGGCGCGAGGCCGAGGAACTGCTTCGGATCGGTGGCGGGGTTGCCGTAGAACAGCGTGGTCGCCTGCGTCTGATTCATGGCCTCGAGGAAGGCCACGTCTTCGGACAGACGGAACTGAGCGGTGTTGCCGTTCAGCATGGCGAGATCCTTATCGACCTCGCTGCGAGCCTCAAGGATGCCGCAGGCTTCATCGACCTGGGCAGTCGTGCTCTTGCTGTTCGGGATGCCCTGGTTGAGGGCGCGCCAGTAAACGGTCGGAAGGCCCGTGCGGATGA